CTCGATCCAACCCACAGGAGACAACAATGACAACGTACATCGACGGACCAAACCTCGTCATAACCGCCATCTTCCTCAAAGCGCACCTCAAGATGCTAGACGCTGGAATGAAGAACAGCCAGTGCAGCGGCCTCACCATCCTGAAGAAGGCCTCCGCCATAACTGGTAAGCCGTACAAGAGAGCGCAGTACAAAGCTGCACTCGACGACCTCATCAACTTCATCAAGGACACCGCAAAATGAGCAACCCTTTCTCCAAATCCCGCAAGACTGACATGCCGTATGCCATCTACCAAGCTCCCGAAGGATGGGAGTGGCGCGTCCTGAAGACGTACAAGACCCCAGCCAACGAGGCCAAGGATAAATACGCTCGGTGGATGGTCGCAGCCAAGTCGCCCCACACCTACGGGGAGTTCGAGATGGGAGACACCTACGCCGTCGACATCTTGACCTATGGACGCCTTGTCGCAGCAACTCCCGAATGGATCGAGGCCCACGGTAAGAAGGGCCTCACGATCAACCTCACGATACTCAACTGACAGCAAACGGGGTGGCTTCGGTCACCCCACCAACAAACGGAGACAACAATGCGAGTTCAGCTCACCATCAACATCGACAGCAGTAACGACTCCTTCCAAGACGGAAACGAGGCGATCCAACTTGAGAAGATCCTACGGGACATCATCTGGTCGCTTGCCCTCGGCGGCGGCACAGGCTCCCTGTACGACGCCAATGGCAACCATGTCGGATCATCGAAACTTGAACTGTCGGAGGACGAAGAATGACAACGTATCACGCGACACTGAAGGGCGAAGACGGCAGCGACTTCGTCCGAGAGTTCAAGGCCCACAGCAAGGCCAAAGCTTGGGCTCGCGTCAAAGAGCTCTACCCCGACTTCCGCTGCATCCAACTCGAGAGCCAATCGCAACTCGAGAGGGGCAACGCACGGATCTACCGCTTTCACGTGATGGCGATGGACAACTATGAGGGGGACTACTGATGACCCGCATCATACGCACCGAAACCGAGATCTGGAACAATCGCCCCCACAGAATCAACGTGATGCGTTGCGACTGCGGCCAAGAAGTCTGGCTCTATAGCGTCTGGAGCACCGAATGCGACTGCGGCCTGTGCTACAATGGCTCAGGTCAGCAACTCGCACCACGGTCGCAGTGGGGCGAGGAGACAGGCGAGCGCTTCGACTAACACACTGGGCGGTCCGAGCAATCGGGCCGTCCATTCCCTTTGACAGAGGAAAGGACCTCGCTAGTCGCTCGGAAGCTGTTTGACGAAGAGGAAAGAAAGAAAGGAAAGGACCTCGCTAGTCGCTCGGAAGCTGTCTGATAGAAACGGACCGAGCAAAGCTCGGATTGGTTTTCTGATCCTCTTGCTTACGCACGAGGATCACGGCCCGAGGCCCAAGGGCCTCGGACAATGAAAAGCGGCGCGGGGCCGCAGGGCCGCAGAGCCCCAAACAAAAAACAAATAAAAGGCGGCGCGGGGCCGCAGGGCCGCGCATTTTTGTGCTTGTATATTCTAAACAAGGTGATAAGGTGTTGGGACTAACACAATAAACCGCGACCCTTGGACCTTGGACCTTGGGCGCTTCACAAAAAAGGGCGGACAAATGAAAATGCTACGTGGTGACAGGACGGGCGAAGCTGTTTTGAGCGGCATTCTTTACGAGGGGCCAAGCCTGATAGACGGGCAGGAAATTGTCGTTATCGCAACCTATAGCGATAAAAACCGCAAGACGGGCACAATGATGCAAACCTATATTCTGCGGGCGGATATCGACCCCCGTGACGCAAGCAAAACGGGCGCTGACGTGTCCATCTGCGGGGCTTGCCCGCATCGCGGGACCGCAACGGATGATCCCGCCCGCAAGCTTGCCAAGGGCCGGACCTGCTACGTTAACATCGGGCAGGGGGTGCTGATTGTTTGGAAAGCGTACAAGCGCGGACACTATAAGCCCGCAAGCGCTGCAGATATCGGGCGCGGGCGCTTGGTTAGGCTTGGAACATATGGGGACCCCGCCGCTGTACCGGATCAGGTTTGGGATGATCTACTGAGCCAAGCCGAAGGATGGACAGGGTATAGCCATGCATCGGGGTACCGCCCCGATATCGTCATGCAAAGCGCTGACAACGCCGCCGAAGCGCTGACCCATTGGGCAGCGGGCCGCAGAACTTTCCGCATTCTTAAGGATTTGGCGGAATTCATGCCAGATAAGGAAGTGCTTTGCCCTGCTAGCAAGGAAGCGGGAAAGCGTACCACGTGCGAAGCTTGCAAGCTTTGCTCCGGCCTTGCCACCAAGTCGCCTAAATCAGTCGCCATTGTCATGCACTAGTTTCAGTCTGCCAGCCCGCGCTTATCGCCTAGCGCGGGCCACCTTGCCCCTTGCCCTAAAAAGCAAGGGGCCTTTTCTGCATCGGGCGGCGGCTAGCGCTAGGTCGCAGGGCTGCGCGGGGCCGCAGAGCAAACCTCACTCATGTGACGCAGGGCATCGAGCCGAAGCAGCCGCAAAGCTTCGGTCATGCTGTCGACGGCGATTAGCGGTGGGACGCAGAGTAGGCCCTCAGAGGCCCGCAGAGCCGCCTCAGAGCCCCTAAAAATTCTGACCTTGGGGGAGGTGGTGCAACCGCAAAGCACGTATGAGACGCCCCCGCAGTGGGCTTGGCGGGAGTGCCACGCCGCCTGTGACGGACGCAGAAAAACGGCCTTGGTATCGTGCGCCTTAAGTTCAACCCAGATCGCCACCCCATCCCATAGCAAGTGGACATCGGGAATGCCCCCGCCATGCCTGTTTTCAATCCTCGTCGAGTGCGTCTTCGGGGGCAGAGATTTGCGCATATTTGCCCACACCCTTGCTTCGGGTCCCGCCATTGGTCACGTCCTCATATTCCGCATCGACAATGAAAGCTTGCGGGTACTTCTGTTGAAGTTCAAGCAAGCGGGCGCTGATCTGATCTCGCGTCATTTGATCGATGGTGTTGATGCTCTCGCGTCTATCGACAGTCAGACCGCCAAGCGCGGAGCGTATCTTCTCTGCGTTGATGGCAGCGGAAAACTGCTTTGCCTCTTCGGCCCCTCTCGACAGTTTATAGAGGCGCTCAAGCTGGCCTGTCAGGGTCACGCCGTAGATGCGTTCGCGCTCCTCGCGAAGCTGGGCGATGTACTTCGGTACGTGCGGGAAATCCTTGCCGGACAAAAGGTGTGTGGCAATGCTGCCCGCAGAGGACAGGGCATAGCCCGCCTGTCTCGCGCACTCAGAGGCAGACATCGTGCCCTCGATGTACAGTTCAGAAAACTTCTTCTGCCGAAGGGTCAGGGTTCTGCCAAACTCATCGAACAGGTCCTTCTCTGCGGCGCTCTGGAGAAACTGCTTAGGATCAACAGTCTTATCCCGCTTCACAACAGGGGCGGGCCCAGACTTTTTCTTGGGTTTTGGCGGGTCGTCAATCATACAGCACCTCTCTTGTGGTGTTTGCACAACCATATAGACGGGAGACAGCGTTGACAAGGCAAACGATTTCACGTAGTTATGGGGAGTTCGGGAAGAAAAAGACCACCATCAGACATCGCAGCGATTTACAAAACACCCCTTCGAGGGTGTAAAACGCATGTAAATTATTTACAGAAAGTGTAAATCCGACTTCCCTCTATAGGACTTTTTCCGTCAGAAAACACCTTTTGGACGAGCAGTTTTTCACCTCTAGGGCAGGCTGTGTAAATAATAGGGGTTTAAAAACCTCTTTGTAAATGAAGTGTAAATGACCTTTGTTTTGTGATTTCATACACTTACGAGAGAAAAAACCTTGGATTTACACTATTTACGATTTACACGACCATCTCGAAAAAAAAAAAACAAAAAAGTTAATGGGATTTTGCCTATATAGGGAGAACCAAGGTCCAAGAATCACCCTCAAAGCACCAAGGTCCAAGCCCCGATCTCCTCTGTCCAAGCCCCCACCCCCAAAATAATTCTTGCACCCCCCACCAACTTGTGTATATTGAACAAGTTACCAAACCCCACACCAACCTGAAAGGAAGACCCAGATGATCTCCCCAGAAATCCTGCAGCCCGTCTTTGACAGGGTTGCCACGCACTTCCTGTCCATGCCGAAGGCTTCTGCTTCGGAAGACGGGGTCATATGCCTCTACCGCGACCCAGACAACGGCAACCGCTGCTTCATTGGCGCGTTGATCCAAGACGAAGACTACAACCCCAAGATCGAGGGCCTATCGATCAGAAGCAGCCACGATGGCTATCGCCCCGTAGGTACACGCGCCACGCTTGAGGTCGCTATCGTGCGTGGCATGAACGCCTTGGGCATCGAGATCGACGATCTGACCGACGATCTGCGCCTCACCTTGGAAGAACTGCAGCGGATACATGACGGCTGGGGCGAGGGGAGTTATGGGCGCGAAGTCGTCAAGAGCCGCCTCGTCGGGTTTGCCGAAGCCCACAAGCTTTCAACCGCCGCCCTGACATCAGAGGTGGCGGCATGATCATCAAGCTTGTCTACAACCCTGCCTACGGCTTGCCGGAAGACACGCGCTGTCAGGTGCTGGCTGACTCCGAAAACCACGGCATCTACGCCGCCGCCAAGATGAACAACCTTGCGATGTCCACAGTCTACCGCTGGCGCAAGGAAATGCTCATGAAACCCGCAAAGGAAACCACAAATGGCTAACCTCTTATATCCCGTATACATCCAAAAGCTTGCCATCTACTCTGTCACGCTCAACCCAGAGATTGGGCTGCACGACGAGGTAACAAAGGACGTAGTCTGTGCCCTTTTGCAATGGGATGGCGATGAGGGCTACTCTAACGCCCTTGACCAAATCCATGCCGTGCAAGCTTGCGCCCGCATCTTGGGGCATGACGAGAAAAACATCGGCTTGGCTGCACTGATCAACGGAAAGTGGATCGCCATCGACGAAGCAAACCTCAAGTATGGGGTTTGATCATGACCACAAGCCTCAAACTCAACTTCCCGCGCTACGTAGATGAACTGGGCGTCTTCTCTGTCGATAACAACCTTGACGCCCACATGGGCGAACCCCTGAGCAAAGGCGCGAGAGTCCGCAAACTCATCTGGCATTGTGATGACGGCTACACCAAAGCGTGGGAGCAGTATCTGGCGGCACAGGCCGCAGCCGAAGTGCTGGGCGGGGGTATCGGCCTAGTCGCAAAAATCGACGGCGAATGGATCGCCTGTCATCACACCAACTTGTCAGAATAGGGACACCTGAAATGATCGCGATCACCAAAGAAGAGGCGCACGACATGCTCCGCATCATCGAGTCCAGCATCGCAATGGACCAGTTTGCCGAACTCGATCTCAAGGACATCGACCAGCTAGAGCGCTTCCTTGCCCGCGCCAAGCTGCATCAAACCCTGACAAACACACTGTATCAGCAATCGAGAGGAGCGGAAGCATGACCACGAAACCATGCCCAGAATGCGAGGGCCAAGGTCAAAGGGAATTCGAGCGGGTCTGTAGGGCCTCTGCATCAAACCCCTACGGCGACATCGAAGGCTACATGGCGGAGTGCGACAACTGCCATGGGTCTGGCGAGATCGAGGATGACGAATACGACGAAGAGGATGACACAAATGACTGATGCAACACTCACCCCAGAAGTCTATGGTGACTTCGGCCTATACCTCAGAAAGGACGCGCCCGTGAAGGAAGTAACGCACATGCAAATGGCTGGCGAGCAAGCTTTCCAGAAGGTCGAAGACGACATGAAGCGCTGCTTCGAGACGTGGAAACAGGCCGACATCTCCCCCAGCCTAGCCTTGTGGGCGCTGACGGCCTTCATCGCTGAGTCGGTAAACCATGCGCTCAACGACCGCACCAAGGCGCTTGAGTTCATGGTTGCTGCAGCCGCCTCTGTTCTGATCGATGCGCCGACGAGCGTTAAGGTCACGGAAAAGGACGAAGAATAAAATGCTGACGAACTTGAACTACGACCCAGAGAACGTCCGAACAGGCAGGGCATACATCGCGTCCATCGCGGCGTCTGGCGTTGCCTTCGGCTTTCTGGTGGTGGACGTAGGCGAAGCGCCGCAGTCGGTCGCCATTGCGCCGAAGCTGTCGCAACTAAACGACATCCGCATCGGCGACACCTTCGAGTTAGGCTACGTCGAGAACTTCGAGGAACACGCCAGTAGGGTTCCGTGGCGGGCCGTTGCCATCTACGGCAAGATCGAAAGGCCAAGGTCCAAGGACCAAGTGCCAAGTACCACGAGCACAACGAACAGCCGCAGGACTATCGAGGATCAGATTTGGGCCTTCATCGAAGACGGCGAGGTCTGGAATGCGTCTGAGCTGTACTATGAAATCTTCGACGAGACCTACACCCACGCCAAGGCATCGGACGAGGAGCGCTGGCGGTACGAGGCTATCGTTCGCAGTCTCCATGGTCTGCATGACGTAGGCTTCATCGCCTGTGCCAAGGTCTGGTCCGCTGGCGGAAACAGCGCCGCCGCAGTCTACTACGCCAAGACAGCCCGCATCCTAGGTCTGGCGCTCATGGGGGACTTGGATGGGACGTATACGGGAGCAGAGCCATGAGCACCCGACATGACGTAAGCCGCCGCCCCGAAGGGCTGTTTAGCGCGGCTATGGCTGAAGCCCAAGCTGGCGACGAGGTCGTATATCACGTTGGGCAATACGCTGGCGGGCCGCACAAGAAAGAAGCCGCTGCGGCACACGAAGCAGGGAACTGCCTACTCTACCAGCGCAAGCTTGGTGGCGGTCGGTTCGAGTACATCGCAAAGAAGAAGGGGAAGACAAAATGAAAAAGAGGCTGAGTAAACTGCGTGGCAAGACACGCGCCGAAATGATCGCGTTGGCTACACCCGACAGAGGGTCGCGGACGCACTGGCGGCATACAAGGAGAAGAACAATGAAGAACATCGTTAATACCTTAATCCTATCATTTGCCTTTTTTGTTCCTGCAGTTGCTTCTGCAGAATTGGTCAAATGCACAGGGGAATATGCTTTATGTGCAGCAAGCACCTGTACCCCCACAGGCAAGACCATCACGCCCAACAATGGCGTTCCATACCCAGAGGTCATCTGCAAATGCCCAATCCTGCGCGGCCCTGCCATTGCCGACCTCACCGCTGGCAACATGAAAGGTTCCTGCGAGGCGTCTGGACCTAATCACGTGTGGAGCCTATTTTTCCCGCGCATGAACTATCGACAGGAAGCAAGCAATTTTAGCCGTAACCCCTTGAAGAAGAAAGTAACCATTCAAGAATGCGGGGCTGAACTTAATCAAGGATACAACGCATCAAACTGCTTCAGCTTTGATTGTGAAAAGGGCCCCGATGGAATTGCAATTTGCCGTTGCCCCATGGGCCAACAGCCCGCAAACACGGCCTTTCTAACAGAAGCAGGGCAAGGAAACCCCGATGCTTGCTTCCAACACCCTGTCAGCCTACCTTTGCCCGCACAGCAACAGTAAAACCACGCGGGCAGAGGAGTAATTTATTTCTGCTTTGCGCAAGCATACATGTTGATTTCCATGCCAACTTGCACTTCAGCAACTTTTGGGGTGGTCCAAGCCATGATTGTATCCTTCAAAGGCAGTCCAACGCCTTATGCGGGCGTCACGCTCCATTATGTTACCCCTAGGAAAGGTGACGCACTATCTATCTTTGCTATAGGCCTAAGTTATTGTATTATTAGACCTATGGCTGACGAGAAACAAAGAGGGATATGGCGGGCGGCGTCTCTAAAATACGCCATGAAGAATCGTGAACTTATTTTGGCGCGTGGCAGGGAAGCAAAACGCAAGAAGGCAGAGGAAGACCCCGCTTGGCGCGAGGAAAACAATTTCAAGAAACGCGCCAAGGGGCTAGGTTTCACCAAGAAGCAATGGGAAAAGATGTTCGATAATCAAGGGCGCGTTTGCGCCATATGCGGGTCCGATAGCCCACACCATAAGAAGGGCTGGCAGCTTGACCACTGCCACAAAACCAACACAGCCCGATTTATTCTATGCACACACTGCAACAGGGGCCTGAGCGGCTTTCGGGACAACCCCGACCTGATGCGCAAGGCCGCAGATGCGCTTGACGAGTTCAACAGCCGCCCTGTAGAAGACTGACATAGGCCCTGTGTGGGGTGGAGAAAGCGAGGCTCCACGGCCCACGCGCTCAGGGTGCAGACAACCCCCACAACCGCCCTTGTTTACAAAAAACATTGTGTATATAAATCACAAGCAAGTTTGTTGGAGATCATGCACAATGCAAAAGGACCACCCCTTCAAAAACGTGGCCGTCCCTGAAGGCGACCACTGGAAGCTGGCAAAGATTGCCGAGCATGAAGATCGCTCCATGGCACGGCAGCTTGCCGTCATGATTAGGGAGAAGTTTGATCAGCTTGGTCTGTCGTATCTTCCCACGGACCAAAAAGCCGCCCCAGTTTCGGGAAAGAAATCAAAAGCGTAGGAAGCTTCTCCTTCACCATTTCCTTCAGCATGATCTCGCAGAAGAACGTGTCGAGCCCACTGAAGTAGGACATACGTTCCAGTGCCGTATCTCTAGGAAGATCGCCAAAGCGGTGCTCGATCACCGCCTTGATGAACTGCCAGTGGCACATGAAATCTTCGGGCGTTATCGTGTCGAGTTCAGCTTGAGTTGCAGCCATTTACGAGCCTCCTCGCGCAGCACCGCTGCGCCAATTTGAATTTTGTTGGTCAGTGCCGCTACGATCCGCTCATCGACTGTATTCTCCGTGATCAGATCGACGTACAGCACGGGGTTCTTCTGCCCCAAGCGGTGGGCCCTGTCTTCAGATTGAATACGATGTTCGAGGTCGAAGCTGTTGGCATAGTAGACCACAAGGTTTGCCTCTGTCAGGGTCAGACCATAGCCCGCCGTGGCGGGGTTGCCCACGAAGAAGCGCAAGGGATGGTCAGGTATCTGAAAGTTCTTGACGATGGCCCCGCGCTCGTCGTCGCTGGTGTCCCCGTAGTACGAGGCAGCGCAGTCCTCTCCGAAGGTCTGCTTCAAGGTGCTCGTGATCGTCTCGATGTCGTGCCTGAACCTAGACCAGATGATGGCCTTGCCTGAATGCTCTTCGAGTATCTCAAGAAGAGCGTCCGTCCTATTGGATTTAAAGGTAATTATCTCGCCATCGTCTGTCTTGAGATGCCCCGACAGAACCTGCTGCAAGCGCAAGAGTTGCGTGATCACGACAGGAGTTGAGACAAGTTCGGTTCCGTCGATTAGGGTAAAGGCATCACGGCGGATGTTCTCGTACATCTTGCCTTGCTCGTCTGTCAGCGACACGTAGCGGGTGGTGTACGTCTTCTCTGGAAGGTCGAGGCATTCCTTCTTCAGGACGCGGTAGGCAAACGTATCGATCCTCGCGCCCAACTCATCTAGGTTGCGGTAGCCCACGATCTGATCGAAGCTATGCGCCCCCATCTTGCGCTTCTGGATGACGGCGTAGCGCCCTTGGAAGGCATAGTAACTGTCAAAGCCCAAGAGCCGAGGTGCGAGGAACTCGCATTGAGCATAGATATCCATGGGCGACTTGGTCACAGGCGACCCTGTCAGAAGGCGGCGGTACTTGAAGAGCGCCGATATCTTGAGCAGCGTCTTCGTCCTCTTGGCCTTGTGGTTCTTGATGGTGGTTGATTCGTCGATGCCTATCAGACCAGCCCCGCCAAACTTCCTTGCCAGCCAATCACCTGCCTTCTGTCCCTTGAGCGAGGAGAAAGTTTCGACGTTCATGACAAAAACTGTCAGCCCCTTGAAGGGTATTCCGACAGACTTGATCTCCGCCTCTTGCTCCTTGTTTGCAGACGTCACCCACTTGATCACTCGATGCGGCACATCTTCGGGCAAGTGGTCTGGAATTTCCTTGTTTACCCAGTTTTGGTACACGCCCTTGGGGGCGATGATCAGGGCGAAGTCTATCTCCCCTGCCAGATATAGGTTGGAGATCGTGTCGATCAGAACCTTGGATTTCCCTGTTCCCATCTCCATGAAGAAGCCATAGGCTCGTCTCTCCAAAGAACGCTCAAGTGCCGTGACTTGATGTTTATACGGCTCAGTCTTAAATTTTAGCTTGACAGTCATAGCATATCCTCCGATAGTCCCACTCCTACAGCAAGAGAACTTGTTGTGCAACCACAAACCTGAAGAGGATGTACTTATGCCGGATATCTTTGATGACCTGTTTGACGAGGCTGACGCGCTATCCAGCGTCGATACCTCAGAGGCTAAGAACCTGAGCACCTTGGTCCGAGAACTGCGGGACGTTGACCGCAGCATCGAGGATCATGAGGGTACGCTGAAGACGCTGAAAGACCAGCGTCAGAAGCTGACCATGGAACGTATCCCCCTACTGATGGACGAGATGGGCATGAGCCGTGTCGACGTTGACGGGGTCACTGTGTTCCGCAAGATGATCGTGTCCGCATCGATCTCTGAGAAGAACAAGGAAGCGGCCTTTGGTTGGCTGCGCGAGAACGGCCTTGATGATATCATCAAGAACGACGTGACTGTCAGCTTCGGTAAGGGGCAAGACAATCAAGCAAAGAACGCTGTCGGGATCCTGCAAGAGCAGGGCTTCGCGCCTGAGATCAAGACGCACATCCACCCCATGACGCTGAAAGCTTTCGTCAAAGAACGGGTCGAGGACTCAAAGCCCATCGATCTCGATATGTTTGGTGCTTTCATCGTAAATGCTGCTGAAATCCGGAGGAAATAATCATGTCTAACGCAGTCACCAAAGCCAAAGAGACCGCGCTGTCCACTGACGTCATGGACGATATCTTCGACAACGCCGGAGACGGCGCGACGTTCGAATCGTCCGAGATGCAAATCCCGTTTGTTCGGGTTGCACAGTCCTTGTCGCCGCAACTGAACAAGAAGAAGCCCGAATACATCGAGGGCTTGTCCAACGGGGATGCCTATAACAACCTGACCAACCAGATGTGGTCGGGGGATAAGGGGCTGCTCATTATCCCCTGCTTCCAGACCACCAAGTATCTGGAGTTTGTTCCTCGCGAAAGCGGCGGCGGTTTCCGTGGCGAAATCTCTGCCAGCGATCCTATCCTGCAGCGCACAAACCGCGTCGGCAGCAAGGAAATCCTGCCCTCTGGCAACGAACTCGTGAAGGCAGACCAGCACTTCTGCCTGATCGTTGACGAAGAAGGGATGACCCAGCCTGTCGTTATCGACATGAAGTCCACCCAGCTTAAGGTCAGCCGTCGGTGGAAGACGAACATCAACATGCAGAAGATGAAGAACCCTAAGACAGGTGAGATCATTATCCCGCCCGTCTATGCCACCATGTGGA